AATATCTTCTTGAGCTTCATCTGTAGCTTCCGCTACATCAACTTCCTCAGTTTCCTCTACAGGTAAATCTTCGGTTGTTGGTTGTTCAACTTCTTCAGTTGGTTCTGATTCAGCAGGTGCTTCATTAGCAGGTGCTTCCTCAGGTTTGCCTTGATTCTGCATAAGACCAGCAATGGTTTTACCAGCGTCAATGACACTCATAGCTTCATTAGCCATAATACACTCCTTTATTGGTTGGTGTTAATTTAAAGCACTCCTGAACGGTTGGTGCTATTTTTTCTTGCGCAATTCTTCTAATTGTTTTGCAGCAAGGATTCCTGTTTCCATAACGGAACGGAAATGATTTTCAAACTTACCTAAAATCTGAAATGCAAGGTAGATCTTTGTCCTTGCTAGTTCGTCATTTGGCCCTGTCTGAAATATCGCTTCAGAGTATGCATCTTTTAAGGTCTGTATAGACTCTTTATAAAGAGGATCCTCTAGAATATCTTTAGCTCTTTGGCCCCTTGTTTGTTCCTTTTGTAGGTCCGACATCTATTTCTATAAAAGTATCACTACTTGGTTGTGGTTGCCTTGGCATTGGTTGCGGTGGCATACCTTGGTTTGGTTGTAACAGATTCTTAGTTGCCTGGTCAAGCATTTGTTTATTAGATTCTGAAATACCTTTCATCTTAACAGCTTCACGCTTAATAGCCTTCTCATCTATATCAGATTCGTATTTCATTTCTAATTCTTTAATCTTAGCTTCAAAGTCTAACATCATCTTTTGATATCTTAATTCAATCTCACGCATTCTATTTTCATATTGCATCTGAGCTTCAGCTGCTTTTTGTTGCGTTTGAATCTGTGAAACTTTTTCAAACTCTGTTGGTTCTTTAGGTTGTGGTGGTGGCATATTTTGCATACCTGTTTGTGGATCAGTAAAGAATGAATCAACATCTTTGAGTCCTGCGTTCTCCACAATCTTAGCTAGTGTATTATATATGTTAGTCATATTAACAATAGGACCAGCTGGTGAACCTTGTAATTTAATTCCTTCTATTTGTTGTCTTAGTATTTGATTAAGAATTGAAAGTTGTTGATCTCTTGATCCTGTACCTAATCCAACTTGAATAGTTACATTACAACGATCTCTCCACTCCATAGGATTCATTGGAACGAAGTTATTTCTAATCTTGATTATGCGTTCTTTATCTTGATATTTAACAACTAATTCAAATATCTTCTTGAATAAATCTTTAACACCAGTCTCTGCAAATATTCTTGCAATCAATTCTATTCTCATTTGTGATTGAGATAAGATTGTATTAATACCTGAAGCAGTTTTGTTTAAGGTATCAGTATCCATACCTTGATTGTATTTAGTAATACCACTTCTGTTTTCTTTAACAGTATCTAAATACTCAAGTAATGGAAAAGCTTGTGTGTTAATTGTTTGAGTAGTCATTGGCATCATGACTTGTCCTGGAGCTGCTTTAGTTCTTACAACTCCGCCCGGTCGGTTAGTTAATAGATCTTCTAAATTAACTTGACCATCCATAACAGCTACTCTGTTGTTATTTGTAAGATACATATTGTCTAGTATCTGACGCATAACAGTAGACTTAATTAATTGAATGTCCTCAACTAACTCTGAAACTGATCTACCATAGAATCTATGTGGAACCATGATAGGAGTAATAGAACAGAATGGTTGGCTATCAACAATAACATCATCTAAAATAGTATTGCTATCATCACCTGATGAAGTAATCTTTCTTAGTTCTGCAATGCCGTCACCATCTTCATCTATTTTAATATATGATTCACATATCGCAATCTCATCAGTAGAGCTGTCTCCAGTTTCTGAAGTAAAGTCATCATCTATATTTCTATGTCTTGTACTTTTTTCTTGGTTATATCGTTGTGTAGTTTCTCCTGCTAAACTATAAACTAAATCATAATCAAATCCCATTTCAACTAATTCACTTCTAGTTTTAGTTGTACGATGACATAAGAAGTGTGCATCTTCTAAAGTTTTAGCACGTCTTTGAATTAAAAATTCTTCTGGTGGTATAGCTTCAAACTTTACTCGCCCAAATGTTTCTGTTCGAGTAATAACTACATCATGTATTTTAGGAACAGGAACTTCTTTTAATTGTTGTTCCATTAAATCAGCAGATACTTGATCTCCTACTGCATTTATTTGTTCCTTAATGTTCTCTTTATGTTCTTTAAATGTTTCGTCTGCGTACTCAGTATGTTCTTTTACTTCAACACCATCCTCATCAATAAGCATTGTGAACTCAGCTTCAGATAACTTTTCATAAGTTTCTTGTTTAGTATTTTCTGATGTATCCCAATATACTTTTACAATTCCATTTTTATGTAACAATGCATCTTTAAACATTGAATACAAAGTTGTGAATCCCTCATTGTCTTTATTAAATATATGATTTAAATAATCACTAGCTTGTTTAGCAATTTGTATATCTTCTTGTGTAACAGGATCAACTTTAACAATATTATCAGAGGCAGTAAATATTCTAAGTAGTGCAGGTAAAATAGATTCAATAGTATCAGCAACATCAGTTGAAACAACTTGTGAACGACCTTCTACTTCATTACCAAATGCTTCACCAAAATAATATTCATTTGCTTTTTTCCTATCTTTAACAAGACTAGTATCAAAGTAACCATACGAATTTTTTAATTCACTAGCTAGTATCGCACTTACTTCATGTTCTGATAATGATTTACCTTTTGCCATATAATTCCTTAAACTACATATCTAATATCTACACTCATAGGTCTGGTCCAATCAGTTCTTGTTGGACCATCAACGCTACATCCATAGCGAAATGCATCACTTCCGTGTGATGCCCAGTCGTGTAGTGGTTTGTTTTTAAATGTTTGCATTCTATCATCAAACTGTTTACGGTATTGTCGCAAACAATCAATACCATATTTACATCTATTCTTATCAAAGTAACAATTATCTAAACTGTTTCTTACTGCTTCAATTCCATGATCAATCTCTAGTCGAGGGCATACCTCAAAATCTGTACCTAGTTCTCTTGCTACTTCCAATCTAGATTTACCTGTACCCAGTTCTCTTGTTGTTATATCATGCGGTGCTACGTGCCTTCCATAGTTATAAGCTTTTTCTTTTAACATATTAATATAGAACGCTAATGATTCACCAGACGATTCAAAATAATCTATAAGATGTATTTCTTTTCCTGTTCTTTGTGCGAACCATATTGCAGTTGAATCCCCAATCCCTAAATCCCACCACGTTTCAACATCTATATTTGGATCATAATCAACATTAGTAATTCTATTTTCTTTTTCTGCTTTCTGGATTTGTTTTCCATAGTAAGCCCCAGATACAGCAGCTTGAAAGCTTACCTCAAATTCTTGTTCGTACTGATCTTCGGGCATTGTAGCCCTAGCATCTTCTAATTCCTCATCAGATATAACTCCTGATTCAGATGCTCTATAGAGTTCAGCGTACCAATCACCACCACGTCTTTTAGCTAGATCATATACTTCCCAGAAATGATTATGCCCCATTGGTGTACCAATAAAGATAACATATCCAAGCTTATCTGATATAGCAGGTCTTACAATTTCTGTCCAAGTCCTGGGTGACATTAGAGCAAACTCATCGAGTACTACTCCGTCAAACCCCAATCCTCTTAAAGAATCAGGGTTATCTGCTCCAAAGATTTGTATCCTGGAGCCATTCCATAGATCAACCTTTAATTCTGTTTCATGACGTTTGCCACCAAGTTTCATTAGAGGGTCCGTATATAGTTTTAAATAGTCGTAAGCGACTGCCTTACCCTGGCGATAAGTTGGTGCGATATACGCCAATCTAGAATTAGGTTTTTCACAGCAAGTCATAATTAAATGATTAACTGCAAGTACGGTTTTACCGAATCGTCTATGACAAACTAAGACATTGTAGCGTCTTAATTCGTTATGAATCTTTTCTTGTAAAGGCCGAGGTTCATAGGGAATCTCTATGTTCATTTACTTTTTTTTACGCCATCCTATTGTTACAGCTACAGGTTTATCATCATCACCAGTAATTGTAGTATTCAAAGATGCTCTCTTAGAATGTACAAATGGTGCTGCTTCCTTTGCTGCCCACATTTTCTTTTCAATAGATACCTGAGGATTGTTCAACATATTCAACATATATTTCAATGGAGTAGTCTGTCCTTGACCTAGACTAGCAGCTAAGCGTTCTGCTTTTGTTCCTGCCTTTATACCCACAGGTCTACCAGCTCCTTTTCTTTTTCCTCCGTGTGTCATCCTAGTAGTCCTAATCTTTGCATAGTAGCTAGTTTAACTAGCATATTGTTTGGTCTGTTCCTGTTTTGTACTGTCATATCTGGCATTCTATTTGGCAATACTGGATCTATACCTGGTCTTAATACTGGATTGAATGGTATGTTCTTAGGATTGATTTGTTTAGGCTCAATATAATTCTCTGGCATTCTTGGTATCTCCTCACCATAATTCGGTAGTTTCTCTGGTACTTGTTTAGCTTCAGGAAATCTATAATCATTGATATTAGTCTTAGGTATATCATATCCAGTAGAGTCAGCTGCTTTTAATAGGTTCTTTTCATTTGCATCTAGCCCATCAAACTTAGAGTTAGGTGCTTTGATCTTACCATTTAATATATGCGCACCTGTTATTCCATCTGATGTTAAGAACGTCAATGCTGACGGTACATCTTTAAATTCTTTTTTATAATTTACAGCCATATTATGCCATCCATTTCTTATTTTTCTTTTGTTGTATCTTAGACATATCCTTTTTCCACAATTCATCTTCTAGTAAAAATCTTGATGGTGACTTAGGATCTTTTCTGTCTTTATTCATATCTCTATATAGTTGATAAGCATCTGGTCCATATTGATCTTTAAACCATTCTTTAAAACTTTTAGTCATTACTTACTCCGTGTTTTCTTTTTCTTTTTCTTCTTGATCTTCTTTGGTCTACCGACTTTAGATCCGTATGTGCCTTTACCGTATGGCATAGTTAATCTCCTTTTAAATAGTGTTTAAACGCTCAAATATGCACGAGGATGCACATCATTTGCTATCTTGAGGTACAGGGAACATATTTAAGTTACCTGCAACTGTACGTCTTTCGCCTTTACCTTCATATGGATATACACAATGCTGCGCCCATGAGGGAAACATCAGCAACTTACCCACCTCAGGCTTATATGTTCTGGAAAATGGAGGTCTAAGCTCCTCTAATCCACGCATATTAGTCTGTCCGAAGTGAAATTGTAGGAATCCATCGCAAACCCCACTACTATTAATGAGATTACCAGCAGAATATTCCGCTTGATCTGCTATTTGTGGTGGAATCTTAGTCCATGTAGTAAAACTTATGCCCATTATGGTGTCAACCCCGTGGTCATGGACAGGATTGTAGTCTTTTTCGTAGGAATGTACCGACCATAAGCTGTGTACCCCAGGGATTCGCTGCATTGGTGCAGCCCCTATGGTATTACAGTACTGTTTTATGTACTCCTGTGACATATGCGCCACAATTTTAATAAATGGTTCTACTAATTTGTCCTTTGGATCCATCTTAAGCTGTTCACCGTGGGCTATTTGCCCAACCAACTTATTAGCAAAGGACTCAGCCCCCTTATTGTGTTTCTTATCTAGATATTTATTAAGATCCTTTACCGCCCTTATAGGTAGTTGCGTTTCTAAAAATATAATTGCTGGAGCTGATGTGAATTTTAATGTGAGTTCAGTCATATACCCTAGTGTGGGGGGCTGTATAACAGAAAGGACAATATAAAAACCCCCCACCATTTGAATATGTGTTATTTGTGTAGATACGTCAAGTATGAGATTGTTTTAACAAACCCCCCTTATATAAGAAGAACCCACACCCGTTTAGTTTGAGCCTATCCGTCTCTACAAACCCCCTATCAAATCATTTTTAACTCCGAGCATAGCTCGGGCCGTACCCGAACGGCAGTCGGCTGGGCTTTGCCCAGACTAACCAGCGCCGGTGCGCTGGACCCACCTAGTCCCTACTACCATACTACTCCACCGTCTTGATTTATTATGTTACTACTACTCTCTTTTCTCTTTCTCTCTTTTCTTTCCCGAAGGGAAGGATCCCCCTTATAGCTACTACCTAAGTAAGCGAAGTAAGGGAAGTAAGAGAAGTATCGTATCTATGTATACATGATAAAGGAATAAGAGTATTAGTATTATATTCAATGAGGTTCATGGCAGATTCGAATTGTAAAATGATAAGTGAGTTTAGTTAACGGCAGGAGTAAAATTTTCCCTCCAACTAAAGTGAGAGGAAAAATTTTCCCCCAGCCGAGGGGGTTAATGTTTCCAAGAAGAAGAAGAAACTATGTATAAAAAATATATATAAATTTTAATAATTAAATAACTAATCAATAAGATAAGGTTTATATATTAAATAACGAAAGGACAAACTATGGATAAGTTAATAACTAAAATCGTAAAGTTAATCACCGATTCAATAAATGAATTGGAAGAATTAACAACTCAAGCAATTAAAGATAACAACTGTAAACCTAACAAATCAGGCTTTACAAATATTGCAGATGCTTTTGCAATTAATGTTTGTTATTCTTTAAGATCTTCTAGTGAATGGCACAAACAAAAAAGCCATGATGCTGGACT